TGAAGGTCACGCGATTGCATTGCGCTTTCACCAAGCCTTCCTGATAATGCGCTTGCGTTTTTTTCACTCATATTGATCTCATCACTTACTAACCTTTGATTTAAGTTTTGCTCTGCGGTCATGCGTGATGACTCTAGTTGCGCTTCAGCGGCTCGTATTTGATGACCAGCGATTTTGTCTTGCGCAGCAATTTGCCCACCAAGCATCTGTACAGTTTGCTTTTGAACCTCTACTGCTTTACTTGTTTTATCAAGGATCAAAGCGGCTTTTTCTGCGCTGTCTGCTTCTGCTGCAGCTAACTCGCCTTTAGCTTGAATCATGCGTGCTTCAAGCTCTGCCGCCTGCATGCGGAACTCAAGCCTTTGCCGCTCTGCGTCAATGCTGTTTAAGGTTTGCTGATAGACAATCTTTGCCCCTTCCATCTCGTTACGGAAGATCTCCTGCGCAATCTTCAAGCGTTCAGCGGCTGAGCCAGCTTGTTCGTATGCAACCTGCAGACCTTGATTCTGCATCTCATTAATCGCAGATTCTGCGTTAAGCCTTGCATCGGTGACTCTTAATGAGTTTTCAAATGCTGCCTCTTGCTGTGCGATTGTGGTCTTTTCTTTCTCAAGGAATCCAATATGCGTTTTAGCTGACTCAATCATTCTCTGTTTCGCAAGAACTGCCTGGTCGATAGCAGTTTTCGTCTCGTTGATCTTGCTGTTTACTTCATCAACCGGTTGCTTGACTTCCTCAGTGGCTCCTTTCATAGCAAAGAACCCAGCCGTAACACCTACGATCGCAGCTACGATGCCAACAGGGCCAGTTATCACAGCAACGATAGCCGCCAAGCCAGCCGCGATTACCGGCAGGAGCGGGGAAATTATAGCAAAGGCACCAGCCACCGCAGTGAAGCCAACCACAGCCGCTTTTACGGGCTCGGGCAAGGATGTGAACGCAGTCACGATACTCGTTACAGCTTCAATGGCTGGTGTAAGCACGGGCAATAGCAGGCTTCCTATCGATGTTGATAGGTCTTTCATTGCTTTATTGAATTTTGTTGCAGCATCAGGTGGTGGGAATTCTTCTTTGGCTACGTCCTGCAGCGCTTTAATGATTTCTTGCGTTGTAAGCGCTCCTTGAGAACTAAGCTCTTTTAGCTCGCTTACATTTTTGCCCATTGATTTGGCTACAGCTTGGCCAATTTTCGGCAAGCGCTCCATAACACTCCTAAACTCGTCGCCTTGCAGCTTGCCAGAACCAAGTGCCTGACTCAGCTGCAGCATCACACCTTCAGTGTCCGCTGTTGACAAATTCATCTGTTTTGCGGCAACATTCACGCCGCTGAACACAGTCTCGATTTCTTTTAGTGAAACGTCCATCGGTCGCAGTCGGCCGTATAGATCGGCCACAGCGCTTGCTGCGTCTGTCTGTCCGAGCGAGAATTTGTCAGCAGCGCTTGCAGCTATCTCTTGCAATTTTGCAGTTTCTCCATATCCGTCTCCCAGCAGTTGTAGACGTTTTGATGTACGCTGGGCTTCAATCCCTGCCTGTGCAAAACCTTTCACAGCTGCGCCTGCGCCAAGCCCGACGAGGACACCTTGCAAGGACGCCCCAGCGGTCTGGAGCCGCCCAAACGCACCCTGGGTCTTGGCAGTAGACTGATTTATACCCTGAAAATTGCCTTTTAGTTTGTTTGCTGTCCCTTGCAGCCTCGTTAAGGATTTTTCCGCACTGCTGGCGTCTACTCTTACCTGAACTGCAGCAATGACAGCCAACGAGCATAGCCCAGATCTAAAAGGATTCTAGCGGCGCTTGTTCTTCTTGCTCGCCGCGATCCTCTCCTCCTCCTCAACCTGGTAGATTAACGCCCATAGCTGAAATTCTTCATGGCTTAAACGCTGTGTCAACTCTGAGAGGGTGTACCCAAGCTCTCGGCAAATACGCATCATCAGCCTGAGCGGGTAATCTGAACTAACACAGCCTGCTAGTTTTTTGCCTCGTCCTCTGTGACGTTACCCTCGCCTGTTACAAGAGCAAGCATCAGCCCCTGTAGGTCTTCGTCGCGCACTTCATTCTTGAGCTCAGCCAATTCGCCGGTTTTAAACATCCGCTGGCCATCCTCATCTGTTGCTTTGTTCACCAGCAATTGCAGCGCATACTGATTAGCATCATCTGATCCAGACTGCTTTTGTGCGCGTTCACGCTCTGCCATTGTCAACGGTGTGCTCCAGAATTCAAACTCACTGCCATCATTTAATACCACCACCCTTTTGACGGGCGTGAGGTTAGCTGCTTTCTTTAGACGGTCAAGAGCGCGAAAACTTGCGGATGCTGACATACCCACTAAATGGTTTTATCAATAATAAATGCAGAATAGCCCCTGATGCAAGATCAGAGGCCATTTTAGTTACTGTATGTTATGCAGTCTTGCTGAAGTCAAAAGTAGGTACCGCAGACGGACGGAATGCTATCTCAATAGACTGCGCATCATCAGGAGTGACCGTGAAATTAGCAGATGTCAGCACAGCCTCTAGAGTGATTGATCGGCTTGACGTGTCATCAACAGTGCCAGCAGACACCACCCGGTCAATATAGAGCTTGAACTGTACTCCAAGCTGCTGACGCTGAATCACATCCTCGACCAAACGAGATGCTATCGAGGTGTCATCGTCTGTCGTATAGATAGTGGCGCTGCCTGATCCGTCGGCAAACCCGGTGATATAGGTTTTAAATGGTGCCAGTTGACCTAGAGACTGGCCGATGGTAGTGACGTCGATCTCGTCGCGAGTGATTTCAAAACTCCACTCTCGAACGTCGCCCACTGCCTGAAATTCAGAATAGGATATGCCAAATGCACTGGTGCCGTCGGTTCCGTCGTCTGCCAAAGCAAGCTCACTACCACCTGCAGTAGCAGAGAATGTGGCTACTCCAGTAGAAGCTGTGTAGGTAAGGATGAAAACAGGAGTCCCAGCAGCCAAGCCGCCTGGGAGAGTGCCACCGCCAGTAGTAAATGATACTTTATCATTCACTTTGAAATTGAGATATGCTCCGAGATTGATCTCATTGTCAGCATTCGTGACTTTCGCGGCTGTGAATGTGCTCTGAGTGCCTGCTGGCTTGTAGTAGAGGGCGCCGGAAGTACCGGAAAGCGTGGTGGCCATGGCGGGTTAGCGGTAGAAAGCTTTACGCTTATTCTAGATAAGCTTCAAAAGTAATTGTAATCTGCGTCTGATAGTGTCCCTCCGGTGAAGACGGCAGGACCTGCGCTGGCCCTGAAGCAGCATCAAAGATGATGCCGCTCACAGTCTGCCTATCAAACAGGCCTTTCAAACGCTCGGCAATGACGAAATTGCTGCCTGTGCCCACTCCAACCTGTGTAAAGACCTCGATAACAACAGTGCCGACTTGTCGGTTTTTGCCTGCGGCTGGAGCCATCAGAGTTGCGTATGCATTATCGCCAAATCGGATTGCTGTCCTGACCCATGGGGAGTCATCCGGCACCGTAAAAGGCACATTCTGATAACTTACCTGGTAGCTTGGTGACACTGCCATCTCAGTGGCAATACGGCCTTCGATAGCACTCCTGACATCGTTAAAAGTGCTTGCCATTAATCAGAAGCCTCGATGATGCGTGCTTGTTTTTCAGCATAGAGCTGCATGTTCTTAGCAATCGTTTGCACCCAACCTGCTGGCGCCTGCTTTGACCATCCATTAGCCAACCGCTCAGCATAGGGCAGATTGTTGGTTATAGATGCAGAGAGTTTCCTCGTACCAACGTCATTCTGCCAATTGCGTTTAAAAGTACCAGTGTCGACGGGGCTCTCATCTTTCAAGCGTTTTTCTGCTTCAAGAGCTGTTGCAGTCACCAGGTCGGCTACATTCTCTTTTACATAGGCTCCGATCTGCTCAAAGCGTATAGTGCGCATGATTAGGACCTCAAGATAAGGACATGAGAAATACTCTGGTTGCCCTGCTCGACAGACTGAATCCTAATGATCTGATGGATGCTGCCAGATATCAGCACCTCATCGCCAGTGCTTGGCACAAAATCCAACGCAGCCGCAGCAATCGTCAGTCGCTTGTCTGTGCTTTTAATCAGATCGTTTACTTCAGACGTATTTACATCCTCGATCACACCTCTGATGATGGATGAAGTGATCGACTCACTGACGGATCCAGATGAAGTGTCGTAGCTGCTAGCCGCAATTCGCCGGTAGGTGATATCACCACCTAGCTTTTGCACCGTTTTGTTAGCGACTTTACGCAATGAACTAGCAAGACCCATTAGATGCGGTAAGCGATACACGCTCCATTCTGGAGCTGAATACTAGTGAAGACTCCGACGATATGAAAACCCGCTGGAATCGTCTCACCGTCCAGAGAATTGCCAGTATAGTTTTCCGTGACTAGGGACGTGATGTGTGAATTTTCATAGAAATCGATATGCTTGAACCGACCAGTATGGGCCGCAGTGTCAGTGATGACCTCAGCACCAACAGTATAATCGATTCCAAGATCACCCAGTCCAAATCCTTTCGACATAACTAGAGCCTATATGCGATTACGGTACCACTGGTCAGAGTCACACTGGTGATGACACCACAGATCTCGGCTGAGCCGCTTAAAGCTATGGATGACAGTGCATTGCCTGTGATATCCTCAGCAATCAAAGTAGCAATCACAGAATCCTCTAGGGCCACCACTTTGCCAAAACGGCCGGTGTGGGCAGCTGTGTCGTCAATAAATTCTGCACCGGGATAGGCATAGCCCATGATCAGCTCCGCTTAACAGCAATGTTACCTGGCCCGCTTATTCTAAGTCCTGTGAAGTAGCGCTCAACAATCGGCGGTATGCGATCAGCACCGACAGCACCGGTCTTATCTGGGGTCACGCTGATGCTGCC